ATCATGCGCTTTTCTGCCTTTAGGCCCTCAATTTCAAGGTCCCTTTTTGTAGCAAGAGAATCCAGAGTATAGAGCTGCTTCTTAATTTTAGTTACTTCAGAATTTACGCTGCATGATTTCATATAGGTTAAAAGAAGTAAAAGAATAACCAGCTTTAAACCTTGCTTTTGTAAGAATTGTTCAATCTTATTCATACTTTAAAAATTATTTGTTAGTCTTATTTATTTAGAATTGACAGAGTTCCATATACCAGACCAGTCTACCTGTCCAAGGCCTGGAACCAGGAGATATGAAATTAACAAAAATAATAATATTGGATAGATTATGACATACAAAATTCTTTCTAGACTAACTTGCTTAAAATCAAATTCCATCCAAATTAAATATGCATAAACATCTGGAGTTTTAATTCGGTTGAACCCGGTTTTAACAAAATCAATAATGCCGAGTCTTGTAATTGGCTCATTGTAGTCAGCCAGCGACTCTTTAACCTGCATAATCTCAAAACCTTGAAGATCATCTGTATTTAAGAGAACCTCGGGTTGTAAGTTTTTAACATAATATAGTCGGCCGAGACGAGTTCTTCTTAAATTAAGTTTAGAAAGTTCACCTGCTTTTTCTAAATCAGAAATTATACCTAAGTATTTACTGAATAGAACTAGTTCCTTTATAAAAGAGCTGATCTTTAAAAAAAAGACTATTGGATTTAAATATTTCATTAGAATAGGTCCTTTATTTTCTCGACAAGTTCCGGATTTGTTTCCAGGACAGTGTCTTTTAATATTTTACGAGCTTTTCTAATTTTGGTTTTAACTGTATTTAGATTCATGTCGTATTTGTCTGCTATATCGGCACCCTTCATCTTATTTAGTTCCTTATCAATAAGGATAGATTTTTCAAGGGACTCTGGCATCTCTTCGATTGCAAGAATGGTTGCCGTATAGAGGGTTTCTAGAGAATTTTCCTTTTCAAGTATTTCCCTAGAGTCATCGACCAAAAATAGAGAGTTTCCGATTTTATCAATGTCGCTAGTCATTTGCTGTTTTAGTTTATGCAAGTGGAGTAGAGACTCGTTTCTGGCTATAGTATAGATCCAGGTGGTAAAACGATACTTTGGATTATAACTATCAAGAGACTTAAAAATCTTAAAAAAGGTATTGTGCAGAACTTCTTCAGTTTCATCAGTATCGTTAAAGAACTTCCAAATAAAATATTTCAATTTGGGTTCCATTATTCGAACTAATCGATTTCGGTCCCTTTCGGTGAAGTTTTTATTAACGATGCGCTCGGCCAATTCCTGCATTTCATCATTTAGTCTGCGATTAAGATCCTCGTACCCTGTTAGTTTTTTAGGTTGCGGCATATGTTTGTTTTTCTAAATAGAGTTTATTATACTTTACTAATTTACCAATTAACTTTGTTATTTGCCTTCCATTTTTCATATCTTTCTGTAATTTCAATTAAAATTTTATTACGAACGATATCTGCATCCCCGAATGTGTGTATTCCCATTCCGCCTATTCCCTGCATCATCTCAATAAACTTAGGAAGTGCCACTTTGTCTCTTGATATGTCATATTGACTTACGTCTCCACAAATAAGTACCTTTGAATTTTTTCCCATTCTGGTAATGAATAGCATTAGCTGACGAAAATCTGCATTTTGTGCTTCATCTAACACCATTAAGCAATTATCAAAGGTTGCGCCTCTCATATAAGCAAGAGGTCTAAATTCAATAAGGCCGTCTCCTTCAAGTTTAATTAAATTATCCCAACCTACAATTTTCTCAAGATTGGTTCGATAACTTTCCATGAATGGATCAATTTTTTCTTTAATATCTCCAGGCAAAAATCCAAGTTTTTCCCCTGATTCTTGAATTGGCTTTGATAAAATGATTCGCTGAATTTTATCTTCGGTATGCAATTTCATTGATGCATAACATGCAACAAAGGTTTTACTTGTTCCAGCTGGACCATAACATAGAGTTATGTCATTATTAATAATTTTATCAAAATATTCTTTTTGTGAGGGTTTTAGTGAAACTTGCTTAAGCAGATCGGCGATCGACTGTGCATTATTTCCACGTCTTTTGGTTGATTTTTGCATTAGCTTGTTGATTTTTTAATTTTGTCAATTAATGATACGCAGGTTTGACACATTTCGTAATCTTCAATTTTTTCAAAATGCGATTTTGCCTTTTCTATAGCGTCCTCCCAATCGTTTCTGGTAACAAACGCATCGACTTCGGTTTCCGCGACCTTCACGCCAGGAAGTTCGGCAATATCTTTATCATCGGCAATTGCAGACTGTATTGCTGCAATAGTTCTTCTAAAAATAACATCTCTGTCTCTATCTAAATCAAAGTTAATCATTTATAAGCTACTTTTTTGGTCTCCATAAAATCCAGATAAAACTTGCTTGTATGAATCAAGATAATTTTCATCGAAGATTTGTCTTTGTCCAGGTTTTTTCATTTGTGGTGTTTCGTTTAGATAACCTACTAAATCGGAACTAATCTTGGAATTACCTTCGCCTTGGGCAGAATTTAATATTTTCTCCACCACTTCCTTTCTATATTGTTCTGGGGTACTATCCCACACTTCAGTCGCAAGCTCCAAAAAGCTTGGAGAATCAAAAAATGCTGCGGTGTTAACACAAGTCATTGCCAAATCGTCATTTCCACTTTGGCTTCGATAAGTTCCATTTGGGGATCTACCAAACGAACCAAGCTCCATTACCGTCTTGCTTTCATTTGGCAAAATTTTGTTTACATTTACATGATACTTAAATCTTTCGCAAAATTTAATTTTATTAGTGACTGTGAGTTTTAATCCGGGTTTAAGCAATTTAGTTGCCTCAGTGTGTTTTGAATGGATTAATTGGCCAGGCCAGTATTGATCATTATTCTTAATTTTATCAAGAATAAAGTCTCCCTTGTGGTTTAATTCAATTAGGACCTTTAGATTTTCAAAATTAAAGAGTCTGTAAACAAGATATTCTAAAACTTCAGCATATTCATTAATTGTTTGCTTATTGCTTCTCCAAGTTGCAACCTGAACAAGAGATACACAATCCAATTCATTCTTAATTAAATTCTTAATGGGTTCTAATGTTTTTATTGGTAGTGGGGCTACTTTAAAAATATTAATTACAGAAAAGTCTTTTCCGGATCCATCCGCTGTATCTATCGAAAAAACATATCGATCTGGAGAATTTCTAAAGTCCTGTTCATCCCAGTCTTTTAGATTAGGGTGAACTACAAAATTTCCCTCCATTAGTGCAAGTACCTCTGGTGACCAATTAACATTAATTGGCTCAACGTATTTAGTGCTAATTGAAAATATCTTTTTAAGATCCTTAGAAGAAAGTAAAAGTCTATCAGAAGAAAAGAACTGGAGCCCATATTCTTGGTTAAAGTCTTCTTCTGATCCCATATTGGCAATCGTTTCAGCCTTCCACTTATCGTCCCTACCTGGAACTTGCCACCAATCCACTCTTAGCGGAGAATAACTGTTTAGGCCATTCACCGCATCCATATAAATTTCATAGAATCGGTTCATTCCATTTGGAGTAGATGTGATAATGATCTTTGATGTAGTAGACGCAGAAATAGTAGGATAGATTGCTCGATAAAAGAAATCTAAATATGCTGGCGAAATATGCGCAAATTCGTCAATATACAGGAGGTGAATAGTAAAACCGATACCTGTATTTTTGGTTGTGGTACGGCCAATTAATCTACAACCATTATCGAACTTCATCGACATTACGTTGTTTGAAATACATCCAGGTTTTAAAAAGAATGGAAGATTTTCAAAAATAGATTTAATTTTATCAACCACCTCTTTTGTTGTAGAGGCAATGTTTGCTACAGCCAATACGTTTTTATCTGTATGAAAAATAAGGTACCATGCAATAAAAACGCCTGACATTACAGTTTTACCAATTTGGCGGCTTGCCATTAAAATATTAAATCGGTTTGAACCAAAGGCTCGGATAATTTCCTCTTGATAATCTCTTAATACTATTTGTTCAACTCCAAACTCGGTTAAAACTTGAGCATACTTATTTGCAAAATATCCAACGTCGGACTTGCACTTTTTAATTTCCTCCAATTCCTCTGGGGTATATTCAAATACAAGATTTTGCTTTTTCCAAGCAGGGTCATTATCTTTAAAGGGGGAATTTTTAATGGTTTTAATATCGATTAAACCATTCTCAAAATCTGTTAGCAATTGGTCAACCTTTTTTGTTGTCCATACTGCACTGTTTTCCGCATCGTCCATCTTTGATACTTGGACACTGGTTCGGCCTCCTCTGGATAAAAAATCTTTCATAATTAAATGATTTCGAAAATAGTTGAGTTCAAGTCCTCTTCATCGTCCTCTTTCTCAATCAAATGTTCAAGACCCCTTTCGGTCATTAGGTTAGTTTTTTCATTTGGATTGGTCAACTTATTATCAAAATCTTGATCTAGCTTTTCGCCTTCGATCTCTTTCATAATATTCTTTGTTCCGGCTGTAATGTAATATTCGCCAGCCTGAATAGCATTAACAGAAGAGGCAGGAAGACCTGCTTGGTCTCCCCTTGAATCAACTTCACTACGCATTTTCTTGTACGTATCCTCTAGGAAAAGCATATAATTGGCTTGGGTTTTGGCAACAGTCGTAAGGCGGTCTTGTAATTGAGACATTACTTCAAATAGTCTTGGATGAGCTGCTCCTTGATTTATCTCTTCCATAATTCTTTCAATTGCCATCTTAATTGTCTTATGCTGGAAAAACAGAGTCTCGATATTCATGTTATCGAGATCTTTCTTCTGCTTTAGATAATCGTGTTGAGTAATTAATCCAAGATCTACGTAAAATTTAAACAGAGAGTCGGTTATTTCAAGGGCTTTCTTTTTAAACCCAGAACTCATCTCTTCAAAATCAATCGGTGGATTTTGTTCAAGCTCATTAAATCGATCATCTACTATGTCGTTCTCTGAGGTATCTCCCGAATAGGAGCTTAGGAAACTTTCAAGTTCGCTTTTAATTTGCGCCTTTTTCTCTTTGCTGATCACTGGATTAATTTAGTTTTGTTTCGTTCTTATCCAGGGCTGGGTTAGCAAATATTTTAATTTTTTTGACCGCTTCAATATTTTCAACCACCATTTTATTGAGTTTAGATAAAAATCCATCAAAGAATGGTGTAGTTCTTAGCATATAATTAGAAACCGACCTTTCTATAACTACTTTCTTATAGTCGAATCCTAAATATAGTCTTTTTTCATTACGACTAAAGGTGTGTCTAAAGATTGAATCCTTATGCATATTAATTTCTCCTTAACATTTGTGTTTCTCCCTTGAATAAGATGTTTACTGCTCCAGGTTTGTCATCTGAAATACCCGCAGC